CTATTTTGCAGAACCACCACGTTCAAGTTCAACCCTCACTATTAGAAAAGCATCATTTTCAAATTGAACCTCTTTTTTTTGAGAGAAATTATAAAGAAGGTTTTTCTCTTGTTTTTCGTCAAATCCAATGCTACGGCAAAGGATAGGTAAAGAACCGAACAACCTGTATTGCTCGGTTTCTTTAGTTTTCAAAATGAATGGCATTTTAGTTTTCTTCTACGTAAGCCCATTCTGACCAATCACTTGAAACAATAAAATCCTTTGCTTCTTGTTCTGTTTTGAAAGTAGTTGCGTTAGAAATATCCCCTCCGAATCTACTTTCGTTTTCATCATACCATTTTGGGAAATCTCCACTTCCATCTGCAATTACATACATTACAGGAACTGCAATAAGTTCTAATTCTGCATCTTCTAATTTTTCAGTTGCAATAAATTCATTTGCTAATTCTAATGTTGCAAATTCGTTGATAAATTCTCCGTTTTCTGTGTTGATTACTTTAGTTTTCATAATGTTTGTTTTTACAGTGAGAATAACTTCGTTGTTATTTTCTTTAGCAAATATATGACTTATTTTCTAATAAACAAGCGTTTTTATAAAATATTTAAATTATTTTCTAAATCGGAAGAAAAAACAGCCATTAACATATGATACAAGCAAGCTGACTTTAGGCTAAATTTAAAGATGATTTTGTGTTTGGAAAATTAGTTTTAAACTGAAACATAAGGTTTGCTTTTTCAGCCTGCGTGTATCATCCGCCGATATCTTCACGTGGCTGCGTTATGTATAACGGATAAGTAATTTTGGCAGCTAAACGCTTCAGGAGCTTCATTCGGTAGGGCGATAGGTTCTGGAAGTTTTGGAATACAAAAATGGGTTTATTCCACTTGTTGTAGATGGCCATGGTGCATCCTGTCCGAAGTTTATTCTCTTTAGTAAAGTATTGCAAGCTGTTGAGTGTTGACGTGTCTAATCGCTTAAAAATGGATTTCATAGCATCGACTTCTTCGTCTTTAAAATACATCATCTTTTTTACGTTTCAATCCGCCCCGGACGGTAATTATAATCGCAATCCTGGTGCGTAAAACACTAGTCCAATATTCCGCCCCGGGACGGTAATTAAACCCTCCCCCAAACCCCCAGATTCTAAAAATCCCCAAAGATGTGGACTAGTGGAGTTGTGGGGCGGTAATTATGCACGCAACGGCCAATATGAACTAAATAATGATCTACAATAAATCTCAAAAATTTTTTTTTTGAGATTTCCCCCGCTCCCCCTAATTTTAAAAAGTGTTATAAAGTAGCGAGGGCGAAAAGTTGAGAAGTAAATAGTTCCACAGTTCAACAGTTCCACATATATATTATAATTATTTATATATCAAATCATTAAATCAATTTTCAAAGCTTTTAAAATTGTGGAACTTGTGGAACTGTTTTTTATAGTTCCTACATTTTTATGATAGTTCCACAAGGTTCAACGCTGTAAGTTGTTGATTTTCAAAATGTGGAACTGTGGAACGAAAATTCCTGAAAAAACTACATTAATCTATGTATATTTGTTTTAAAAAAAACTGTAAAATATTTTTCTATGAGTAGTAAATCAGCCGTAGTGATAAATTTTCCTGTAAAACCACATATTTACAAGTATTTACAAAAAAAAGTGGGTGAAAAATTAGTGGTAACTAAATTTTGCTTTTTTGGAGGGATGGTTTTAGATATTTTGACAAAAAAATACTCTGATCTGGAAGTTATTAATGACACATATACTTTTCCAGTTGAGATATCATTTAGCTACATGGAAAAAATGGGAATATATATTGATAATCGAGTTGCTAAGAAATTCAATTCCCGTGTAGATTCTATGTTCAGGGAGGAAATGAGAGGATTTGTCACTACTAACTTTTTAGCAAATAATATTCCGAAGGAAACTTCTTTAGCTCAGTTTTTAACGACTTATGATATTTACGAAGACGATATAAAATTTGAAACTTTAGTAAAGGATTTTAAACGAAATATTAAGTACTAGGGGACATATAAAAATTTGACGGATTTGTCCCCCGTTATTGTAAGTTTATACATAAATTAATTGATATTTTATAGCTATGATTGATGCAAGGGTTTCAGGAAATTATATAAACATTAATTCGGCTTCTATTTTGGACGCTAAAAAGGTATTTTACCCAATGAAATACGTTTTAGAAAAACGGGATATTGTTTTTGATGATGATTTAGCGGTAAAAATTAAGTTGCTTCCTGAAGATATAAAATTTCCTGCTACTAGCAAGCTGACTGACTCGGGACTATTGCGTGATTATAAGATAGAAATATCAATAAATAATCAATTACCGGAAACAATAGAAAAGTTAGAAAGTTTACAAAATCGAAAAGTTTTAGTGGTGTTGTATCATCCTTATGGTAAAATAATCTTTGGTTGTAATGAAATGCCACTGGAATATTTGTTTAATGATGACAATACTGTCAATCCACAACAGGATAATGGATTTACGGTTACATGCCGTGGAAATGCTTATTTTTTAAAGGTTTCACTTTAATTACTGTCCTTTTTAAAGGGGGATTACAGCCGTAAAATTGTATCGTTAATAATAGTAACGATACAATTTTTTTATTTTGAGCCAAAATCTTGACACTCTTTTTTCAGGTAAATTTTATATAGATCAGTCTTATGGGCTTGGTCTTGTTCCTTCTTTGATTTCGATTTTTACAGGTAAAAATGCTGTCGTAAAATCGGAAGCTGATAAAATTAAGGGGATTACTAAAATAAGTTTGAATGTAAATTCTTCTGCTTCGGAAGTCAATTCTTCTTTAAGTGATTCATCTAAAAAGGTTGTGGTTCTGGACCTTAAACAACCTGTTGTAAAATACAGTACTTATGACTGGTTAGGTACTCAATCCTATATCTCTATTCTTGAAACTTTAAAGAATGATCCTTCAGTTCTGGGGGTTGTGGTTGATACGGATTCGGGTGGTGGCCAACTTTATGGTACACCTGAAATGTATGACGCTGTTAAAGCTTTTGCTGAAGTAAAAATCATCGGATTTTACACTAGTGGGTATCTATGTTCTGCTGCTTATTATGTAGCAGCTCCTGCCACTTTTATAATGGCGAACAGGCGTGCTGATGCCATTGGTTCTATTGGTGGTTATGCTGTGCTTATCAATTACAATGGTATACTCGAAAAATATGGGGCGACCGTAAATACACTTTATTCGGATTTATCTCCAGATAAAAACAAAGGTCATCGAGGTGTGATGGACGGAACTGATGAGGGTGGTAAAAACTACATTTCTACAGAACTGAATCCAAATGTTTTGATTTTTCATGGAGATATGAAAGGAGTAAGACCGCAATTAAACCCAGAAGTTTTTAAGGGTGGTACCTGGTCCGGTGAAGAATCTATTGCTATGGGGTTAATAGATTTAAACGGATCTCTCAATGATGCCATTGCTGAAGTGTGGTCACGTTCAAAAAAAGGAAATTCAAATTCAAATAATAATTCAAAAACAAATAAGACTATGTCAAAAAAGACTAAGGGCTTTCCTGTGCTTCAGGGAATTCTAGGAATTGAAGGAAGTGGTATTGCTACCATTTCGACGGTTCTGGGGAATAAAGGAGTACAAATCACGGAAGCGCAACTGGAGGCGTTAGAAAACGCTTTGGTTGAAAAAGACAATGCAGTTACTGCTGCTAATGGCAAAGTGACGGAAGCTGAAGGCAAAGTCACTGTATTAGAAACCGCTGTAAAAACCGCTGTTAAAGGTGCAAAGGTTACTGTAGCTCCTGATGCAAGTATCGAAAGTCAAATTGCGACTTTAGGATCTGAAGTGACAAGACTGGGAGCGGTTCCAGGAACAAAAATCACTAAGCCAAAAGCTGAAGGTGATTCTTTTGAGGAAGAAGATAGCATTGTGAATGCCTCTGACAGTCACAATGAATTTTATAACAAAGCGTAATTTTTCAAAACTATGAATATAGATCAGATTTTAGAAGAAGTAAAAAGGTTTAAGGATCAGAATCCTACCGTTTTAAACGCAGCTATAATGTCAAAAGAAATTATTTTGAATAGATATGCGCGATTGATTCCGCGAATTAGAGGCGAATTTGCTTCTGTTAATTCGGTTATGGGACATGTGGTTCAACAGTTTTCTGCTACATGGACTGAAATGGGTGATGCTCAATTTAGAGGGAAACAATTGAAAAACTATCACCAAAAAGTAAACTTTGCTTTTACTCCAGCCGAGATTCTTGGTTCTTGGATTGAGCAAAAATACGATGAAGGTGTTGAGTTAAAAGATAAAACTATCTCTAAACACTTGATGACAATGCTTACTGCAAAAATCATTAGTGACGTGAATATTCTTTCAGTAAAAGGGAAGTTTGACGCTACCAAACCTACAGTTTTCGGTTTCTCAATGGACGGTTTGAATGAGATTCATACCAAATTGTTAGCGAATACAGACAATCCTTGTTTCAAAATTCCAACTGATGCCATTGATGATACTAATATATTGGATGTGGTATTGGAGTTCGAAAAAGGTATTCCTGAAGAATTCTCGGATGCAATTACAGGCGTGAAAATGAGTACCAAAAACGCTCAGAATTACAAATTAGCCTATGAAGATATTTTCGGAAAGAACACAAATTTTTCAGCCGGAAAAGGAGCTATTACTCGATTAGGAGAACGTGCTATTATTGGAGTTCCAAAAATGAATAAAGCACGTATAGAAGCCACTATTGACGGTAATCTTGTGAGAATGGTCGACTTGATTGAGAATCCTGGCACTATTACAGATGTACAAAAACAAGATTACAAAATCAAAGTTTTTGGAGAATTTACGCTTGGTTATGACTATGCCGTAAATGAATTGGTAATGCTTAATGATTCTACGGCAGTAAACAGAGGTCTTGGTAATCCTGCATTGGATGCTTTGTACTATCCTGAAGAAGAATTCATTTATACTCCTTAATTCTAAACAATGAGTAAAGAACTTATAAGTAAAGCAATAGAGCTCGGCATTGAGAATGCCGAGACTCTTACTCCTGCACAATTGAAAAAAGCAATTGATGCAGCTGAAAAGAAATTAGTAGACACTGCTAATTTAAAGGAGAAGGCTGTTTCTCTGGGCATAATTACAGCAGAAAAAACAGATGCTGAGTTGAGTGAAGAAATTGAAAATTTGGAAAATTCCAAATCTTTACGAGAAAAAGCTGTTAAACTGGGTGTAGAAAATGTTGAATCTCTTTCAGATGAAAATCTAGAAATTATTGTTGCATACATTGAAAAATACAAAGCAATTGCTAATGAAGAAGCAAGGGAAGCTGAGTTGTCCGAAATGCTGTCGGAATTTTTAGGAGTTGATGATGTTTATTATTTGTCAAAAGAGGAAATCAAAGGTTTATTGGCTAAAAAAGAAGTTGAGAAAGCAGCAGGAATTGAAGTTGTTGTCGAAAAATCAGAAGAAGGCAAAAGCAATGAAAGCTTTACTGTAAATAGTACAGTTTATGTTTTTGCTGACGATGCTCCAGAAGCGTTCCGATATTTAGGTCAACGTAGAACTCAAAAAGAATGGATTGCTGATAGCGATGCTCTGGAGTTGATGGTTGCGGGGAAATTATCGTTTTTAACCTTAAAAAAATAAAATCATGGCTGACGGATGTTTTGATGATTTACCAGTAGAAGACTTAGGAGCTTGTATTAATAACGAAGTACAGGCGGGAGTCTCAGAAGTGAATGTTTACTATGCGGTTCATCCGCATATAAATGTTTTTCCAATGCCTAAAAATTTTGGAGAAGTTGGGTATTCTTATGAAACTGCTGTGGCGGTTACTACGGATATTACTTTTTTCGAAGCTAAAGGTTGGGGGAAAATAGCAATTATGCCTGACTCAGGAGAAGTTTTAGTCGATTTGGTTGGAAACAAAGGAAACAAGAAAACAAAAAGTTCTTTCCCTTTTTCAGTTGCAGGAAACGACAAAAAAACATTAGGTTTCCTGAGAACGCATAAAAATACTCCGATGGTTTTTTGTGTTGCAGAGCGTGATGGGCAAAAACGTTTAGTAGGAGATAAGTTCAATGCAGCTTATGTTGTAGAAGCTAAAGGAACAACTGGTAAAGGTGGTGAAGATGATAAACTTGTCAACTTCACATTTGAAGCTTTTTGTATTCCGATTGTTTACTCTGGAGTAATCCAGGAACCAGTTGTAATTCCTTAATATGAATAAGTGTTTTGAAGTTGTAGGTCTTACTATTCTTTGTTCTTTTATTTTAAATGATTGGACTAGGTTTGATTTGCGTACCGGAATCCCGAACAATGCTTACGAAGTTTTTAAAACTGGTTTTAAGCATTTAGGATTAAAGCCTGGTGCTGAAAAGCTTTTCAAAAAAGAACCAGATTCGGTAATTATCGAACTGATCAGAAAAGCAAAACGCACGGAAGATGTTGAAATTTTAGCTTTGGTAAAACCTGATAACGTAACGATTCAGGAAGAAGTAAAGAAAAAATTAGCGGAATTTAAATAGTTTGTGTTTAGTTGATTTGTGTAAAACTCCGGGCATTTGTTCGGAGTTTTTTTTAAAGTTTTAGTATGGATATACAGTCGTGGTTTGCTTCTCAAGGTTCTTATGCTGATGGTGTGAAGCTTTACAGTCAATTACCATCGTGTAATGCTAATGTGTTAAGAAACTTTGCTAAAGAAAACACTGCTAATTTTCTTAAACTGAAATACGAGCTAAAAAAAGCCTCTTTATCGGGCAGTAGTGCAATTATACCAAAAAAGGAAAATATTGCTCCTGAGCCTAAAAAAGTGGTCAAACCAGAGCCGTTACTTAAGGAAATTATACAGCAGTCGGCAGCGGCTTCTTTTCAAAATGAAACCATGGCTGATTTTCCTATGGAACTGCACTCCACGTATCGTCAGCGTGTGAGTGATTTTTATTTAGCCTGTGAGTTGAAATTCCAATTGAACTCTATTGCTGAAGATGACGAAAAAGAAGCGCTTAAAATTATTATTCAACTCGATGATCTGTGGACCAGGATTGATCGTGCTTGGATAATTCTCGGGCATTGGAAAACCCACAATAGAATAATGCCTACTGAAGAAAGCGAGGACTTCAATGCGTTATCTGAAAAACAATTATGGATGCGACGCAATAACCTGCAGTCGAATATTAGCAAAAGAGAAAAAACCTTAATATCAATGCTCGAGCGTGTAAAAGCGTCTCCTGAAGATCGTGGTTTACTCAATTTGTACAATAGGAAACTGGAGCAGCTGGAGCAACTAAAAATTGATTTAGAAACCATTAGAAAACTATTAAAAGATGAATGATTTAGTATTAGCTCCTTTGGAGTGGTCAACCGAAAAAAGAAAAGTAAAGGATTTAATTCCGTATGAATACAATCCTAGAAAATTATCTGAAGACAAAAAACAAAAACTTAGAGAAAGTTTAGAAAAGTACAATCTTGCCGAAATTCCTGCTATAAATACCAATGATATAATTATTGCCGGACATCAGCGTGTTGTGGTTTTAATGGAAATTGGCCGTGGTGAAGATTTAATTGATGTACGAGTTCCTAACCGTGAGCTTACGGAACTGGAGTTTAAAGAATATAATATCCGTTCGAATGTTTCTGTTGGTGAATGGGATGTTGATATTTTGAACGCAATTTTTGATGATGTTGATTTATTGTCTTTTGGTTTAAATGTTGACGACATTCCTCTTCCTGATTTGGGTTTACCGATGGAATTGCAAAGCGAGGAAGAATCGGATTTTGAACCTAAATTACCAAAAGAACCAATTACGATTTTGGGAGATGTGTATGAAATGCGTTCGGTTCAAAAGAAATTAACGCATAAAGTTATTTGCGGTGACAGTAGATTATCTGATGTTTATGAAAAGTTACTTGATGGTTTGCTTTTCAAACTGCTGCTTACGGATCCTCCGTACAATGTGAATTATACCGGTGGTACTAAAGACAAGTTGCAGATTGAAAATGATAATATGTCGAGTGCTGACTTTTACACTTTTCTTTTTGAATTTTATAAAGCGGCTTGTGATCATACGGAGCCAGGAAGTGGGATTTATGTATTTCATGCGGATAGTGAAGGTGCTAACTTCCGGAATGCTTTAAAAGATGCTGGATTTAAATTAGCTCAATGCCTTGTATGGTTGAAAAACGGAATTGTAATGGGGCGTCAGGATTATCAATGGAAACATGAGCCAATACTTTACGGATGGAAAGAAGGTGCTGCTCATAAATGGTATTCGGACAGAAAACAAACTACTGTTATAGAATTTGATAAACCATTACGAAGCGAAGATCATCCAACAATGAAGCCTGTTTTGATGTTTGTTTATTTAATTAAAAATAGTAGTAAGCAATATGATATCGTTGGGGATTCGTTCCTTGGTTCTGGCACTACTTTGATTGCTTGCGAGATGAGTTGGAGACAATGTAGAGGAATAGAACTAGATCCAAGATATGTTGATGTGGATGTAAAAAGATGGGTGAAATACATGCGTGAAAACCATCTGGAGTTTGAATTGCTGAAAAATGGACAGGTTTTGTCTAATGATGAAATTGAAACTTATTTCAAATAAAAAACATAAATCAGATGAATAAATATCATAAAATATTAAGTAAAATCCTTGTAAAAGGTAAGGTTCAAAAGAACAAAAAAGGGTCAATAACATTTCTTTTAAATGAAACACTGGAGTTAAAACCAATTGATTTACTTGAATTATTTGAAGGTCATACAGTGGCTAAAAAGAAATTAAAGGATGAGCTGCTGTTGTTTATGGCTGGAGAAAGATCCACAGAAGCATATCGCGAAATTGGTGTTACCTGGTGGGATTATTGCGGACCTATTTTGGTTAACAGTTATCCAACTTACTTTGAACAATTGCCGAAGCTTATTGAAAAAATCAACAAAGAGAAAAGAACTTCAAAAAATTATGTATTGTTTCTTGGATCCAATAATACCGAAAGCAATCAACAGCCTTGTTTGAGTTTGATTCAATTTCAAATAGATAATGGAAAACTAGTCATAAGCGCATACCAACGAAGTTCCGATGCTAATCTTGGATTGCCCTCAGATATCTATCATTTGTACCTCATTAGCAAAAAAATAGATATTCAACTGAAAAGTATTACTTTGTTTCTGGGTAATGTTCATGTTTATGAAAACAATATAGAAGGAACGAAAGAGTTGTTGGTTGGAAGGAATTCGAAGTTTAATTTGAATGTAGTTTCTTAGTCCTTTTTTAAACCTTCAGATTGTTGAAAATTGCGGTCACTTTAATAATAACTAAAATGTAAAATTATGCCAAAAGTAAGAGCTAAATTTGTTTGTATCGGGGTTGTGGATGCTCCGGAATCCGAAACTAAATCAGTTTCATTAGTTCCAGTTATAGCTGGAAGTCAAGAAAATGAATCATTTTCTAAATACACTCCAAACGGTCAAATACACTTAAGCGTTTCTTATGGTACTGAAGCTAGCAATGCTTTTGAAATAGGTAAAGCTTATTATGTAGATTTTACTGATGTAGAGTATTAATAAATTAATGATTTTTAAATGTAAAAACCCGCTACTCTAGCGGGTTTTTTATTTGTCCTTTTTCTACACTTTCCCTTTACTGAAATTGCGTTAAAATTCAATATTTATGAGTTCTAACGCTGTTGTAGTACGTAAAACAATAACCACTCTGGATAAGATACGGAAGTATTATCTCAAGGGGGAAGATAGTGTCACTCTTAGTGATAAGCAGGATGAAATCCGTATTCGTATCTATAAAGCATGGAATTTATTAATTAATTATCATTCAAAAGAACAGGCAATGGCGGTTATAATGACTGAGTATGGTTGTTCCAGAGCGCAATCGTATCGTTATGTAAGTGATGCGATGTCTGTTTTTGGTAATCCAATTGCCAACCAAAAAGAAGCCGAAAAATACCTCATTGGCGAAGATTTAATTAAATCTCAGCAACGTTCGATAAAAAATAAAGATGAAGCTGCTTACTTAAAAGCAATGGCTTTACGTATCAAGTTGGGTAGTTATGATAAAGAAACACTTCAAAACTTTGATCCAGAGAAATTAAAAGCTCAGACTTATGTTTTAAAAACTCATCCATCGGTTTTAAAATCTATAGAAGCGCATCAGGATGGTGGCTCAATAGATTTTAATAATCTGGATACTGAAGACATCGACTTTCAGGAAGTAAAGGAGGATGACGATGAAGAAGCATAATGAAATTTATTTAAACATTGCTCAAATCAGTGTTATTCATGCGACCAGTAAAAAGGTTTGGAATCCGATTGACTTATGTAATGTTTGGATAAAAACCATTGTTTTAGAATGGGCTCGTGGTTCTGGTAAATCAACGATACTTGGTTGGTTTGTGAAAGAAGCTGTTAAGCAAATGCCTAAAGCCACGGGGATTATTGTTGGGGAAACTTACCAGCAAATTTTATCCAGGACACTTCCGTCTACAAAAGCCGGACTGGAGATGTTCGGTATTTATGAAGGGATTGATTATGTAGTTGGGAAATGCGGAAAGTCTCTTGGCTTTGATATGTCTTTTCAATCTCCTGATAAATGGGATAATGTAATTCACTTTTCTAACGGTTTTATATTTATTCTGGTTAGTAATGATCAGGAGAATTCAGGACGTGGAATTAACTGTTCTATCGTTATTGGTGATGAGGCGGTTTTGTTAGATAAAGAGCGTTTGTTTAATAACGTTCAAACCTGTAACCGTTCGACCTGTGGCGGGCTCTATGAAGATCAACCTCTTTGTAATGCTGAGATATATGCTTCTTCAGTTGCAATGACCGAGAAAGGCCAATGGTTTACTGATTTAGAAGCTCTGGCTAAAAAGAAACCTTGGAAGGTATTGTTTGTGAAAGCTCCTGCAGCTGTAAACAAACACAACCTATCTAAAGACTGGTTTGAACGTATGTGGGACAATGCACCATCCAAAGTGCATTATGATGCTGAGATACGTAACATTAGACCGAGTAAGGTTACTAATGGTTTCTATCCATCATTAGATCCAAAAAAGCACTACTATCGTTATGCTTATGATAACGAGTATCTGAGATCTAAAGGAGTGAATGCTAAGAAGAAAGATTTCAATTGTAAGCAGGACACTGACTACATGAAGTCTAAGCCTTTGATTATTACTATTGACTGGGGTAACTTCAACTCGATGACTGTGTCTCAGGACCAGGGCGAACGTTATCGTAAGCTTAAGACTTTCTCTGTCATATCGCCTAAGATCATTGATGATCTTATCGATGAAGAGTTCTCTCCTTACTATGAAGATAAGAAACAATATAACAATATCATTGAGTTCTACTATGACCGTAACGGTAATAACACTCAGGCTAACTCACGAGTTACGTTTGCTGAGCAGGCGATTGCTTGTCTAAAACGGAATGGTTGGAAGGTTATAGTTAAAGTTCGTAAGGGTTCGGAGAATCCTCCTCACAATCAGAAGTTTATTGTTGTGAACTATTTACTTAAGCACGGTGGTACTATGGGGTTGCCAGCAATAGAGATCAACGAGAACAATTGCCCGGACTTGATTATATCATTGGAGAATGCTCCAGCTATTCCTGGTAATAAACCTAACACAATAATCAAAGATAAGCGAAGTGAGAAGTCTAAGACTATCCGACCTGAGCATGCCACTCACTTCAGTGATACGTTCGACATCCCACTCTACTGGAGATACCACAAGCAGGTCATGAGGTTGATCTCTCAACGAGATGACAAAGGATTCATTCCATTATTTAAAGGGCATACGATGACTAAATAGGGGGTTTGCTGGATTTCAAACCAGCGAGCCCTTCATATATCGCTTTTTTTTTTAAACGGCAAGTGTAGATTCAGGTTAGGGGCAGGCCGCTATCCATGGATGCAAAAAGAGAATGAAAAATGCTTTTATAGATTTAAAATATTGAAAAACAATTGTTTGAATTTTTATTTATGATACTGAGCGTACAAAATGACACATAAAAAGTGTGTCCTTTTTAAAAATAGTTTATAAACCGAATTTTGAATTATGGTTAACAGAATTTTTTTGAGACAAGTTTTGGAGGAGATGAAAAAAACGGATGCAAATGGAAATGCGATTTCTTTTGATATCGAATTCAGGACATTTAACCGAAATAATAAAATGGGTGGTGTTTTAAAAAAATATCAAAATGCAAAACTGCTAATTGGTAAAAAATTAAAAGGAAAACCATTTATCGATGTTGAACATTTTTACAGACCAGTTCGGGTGAGGAAAAATCCTAACCACTGGGAAAACAAAACAAGAAACATAGAGTTGACAGGCGGTCAGATTAAAAAAATAAATATCCTGTTTATCACAAAATTCAATAACCTAGAAGTTATTTATTAGTATGAAGCATTTTAAAAATATACATGTTGGGAAATCATCGGTTGCTTTAACTGGCTTAGGTAAGTCAGTAGTTCCTCCGTCTCTTAAAATAAAAATAGATAATTCAAATGAAGATACTGCTGCTGAAATAGTTCAATGGGGTTCTGATAATCTTTATCCGCAAAATTTCTACAACAAAAAATTTCTTAAAAATGGTGCTGCTGTTGGAGGTATTAATACACTGGCTTCTACCACTTACGGCAACGGTTTTTCTCTTTATATAAAAGTAAAAGACAAAGATGGAAAAGTTCAGCTTCAGGAGGAACTTCTTGAAGATTACCCTGAAATTGACGACTTCGTAGAAAATAATGTCTTAGATAAATATTGGATTGCAAAAATATCTGATCTATCTCTCTTTCAAATAGCATTTACCGAATGGGTTGTATCTGCTAATGGCGATAAATTAACTAAAGTAGTTCGTCAGCAAGCAGCACATTGTCGTTTTGAAAAAATGAATGAAGCGGGTGATATTCCGCGAGTTATTATCAATACAGACTGGTCAACTGCTAATCCTAAATTTAATATTCCAATTACATATTTCGATAAAGACAGGTTAACTGCTCTGGAAATTAAAGAAATCTGTAAAGAAAAAGCAATCTATAATTTTTGTACCAAATCAAATTACGCCTACACAGACGAAAATTACTATCCTAAACCAGGTTGGCATGCTGTGGATCGTAATGGCTGGATGGATGTGGCTAATTCGGTACCGGAACTAAAACAGGCGTTGTTTGAAAACCAAATGCACTTCAAATACATTGTTTACGTTTCCGACTTGTATTTCGAGTCTTTTTACAAAGAAGAATGGGATGACTTTGACGCTGATAAACGTCAGAAAATGAGAGAGCAATTGTCTGAAGCAATTGATGATCACATGTCAGGTAATAAAGCTAGTGGCCGTTCTCTCGTTGCGCCAATCATCGAAGAAAACGGAAAATTTGTAGAAGGTATTAAAATTGAACCAGTAGATAACAAGCTCAAAGACGGCTCTTATTTGCCTGATGCTTCAGCGGCCAACTCTGAAATTCTTTTCGCTATTGGAGTTAATCCTGCCATTATTGGTGCGGGAACTCCGGGTGGTTCAAATTTAGGAGGTTCAGGTTCTAATATCCGTGAAGCTTACACAGTGCTTTCGGCTTCATTAGTGCCTAAAAGAGTTTATGTTACCGATGACTGGAACTTTCTCCGCTCTTTTAACGGTTGGGACAGAAGATTAATCGGAGTGTTCTCTGGAGTAAACCTGACCACTTTAGATAAAAACCCTAACGGACAGGAAAACGTAATACACAAATAAACCATGCCTAGAATAATCAACAACATCGCCGACTTAAAACGTCACATTATTGTTTCAGCAACATTCGATTTTGCTAAGGTTCTACCTTTTTCAAAACGTGTCGAGCGTAAAATAATACTGGACTTAATTGGTCGCCCGCAATACAATAATATTGTCGCTCATGCTTTTCAGGAGGGAAATACTGATCCAATCAATCAGGTAAGAGAATTGTTTGAGGAAGCAATTGCTAACTCTTCTTTGCTTTTGGCTCTGCCAACGATCAATGTTTTGGTAACCAATTCAGGTACTAAAACTTCCGAAAACAAAGAAGCTGTAAATACCGACTGGAAAGAAAAGCGAGATCTTAACCGTTCGCTTTTCAAAATATACAACGAAGCTATCGATGACGCTTTCCAAATCATGGAAGAAAATATTCAGGGGTTTCCTGAATGGCGTGATTCAAAGTACTACACGGTTTTTAAGGACTTTATAGTGTCGCAAACTTCGCTTTTCAATGATCATTTTTCGATACAAAAAAACCGTCAAACGTTCCTGGCATTAAAGCCATACATGCGTGAAGTCGAAGATCAATATTTAAAATCGATGTTGGGTTCTTGTACACTGGATTTTCTTAAAACAACGTCAACAAATGCAATTGTTTTAGAAGCTCAGGAAATCGCTCGAAAAGCTGTTGTGGCTTTTACGGTGGCCAAAGCTGCTATTACCGGAACCTTTATTTTTTCTGATAGTTCTTTTACTGTGGCTTCTGATCAGCTGCCATGGGAAAAACAAAGCGAACTCTCAAAAGAAGATCGCAACGATTTAAAAGCTGCCCGTCAAAAAGCGGGCGAGGAATATCTAAAGTCGCTCAAGAAATTAATTATGGCTAATCCACTCGTTTTTACGTGTTACCAGGACAAAGTCGAAAAAGGAATCACTGATAAAATAATCAAAAAGAAATCGGGCTTATTTCTTTAAAAAGATGTCCTTTTTAAAATTGAGTGATAACCCGAATTTTGATAAAAAACAAAGCAGATGTTTATAGAAAGAATACCTACAGCAAACGGAATAGACGATATAAAACTCATTGGTGAAAATGATTTGGAAAATATGTTTATTAAACAACTGGCAGAGGCGGGAACGCTTTCCTGTATGAATCGTGAAGTTTCAAATGCTGCTTTGTTCAGACCTATTTCTACGCTTTCCGATTTGGAGCGAAAAGAATCGAGTGAGAGCAATATCGGGAAATATGATTTTTCTATTCGTCAAAACGAGTTTCATAACATGGATTTGACATTTATAAAAGACGCCTTGCCTATTGATTTAACCGCGTTTTCTGCAATAAAACTTCAGGTAAAATACAGCAGGTCTGCTCCTGCTTTATTGGATTTCTCAATAGGAAGCGGATTAGAAATTAAAGGAGATGATGACAATGTGTTGGGCGTGAGTTTTACTGCAGATCAAACCAAGTCATTAAACTGCCAAATCTATTATTACGACGTAATGATGGTTAAAGATGGTAAAAACGAATACTATCTGGAGGGAAAAATTACTGTTAAACAATCAATAACCAGGTAATGGAAATAGAAGTAGGAAATAAAAAACCAATAATCGAAATCTACATCGAGAAAGATTTCGCTGAGTCGGCCAGATTCTATTATGAGAAAACCAAAGAGTATTATATTCTTTCGGGTCCTAATCCTTTTCTGAGTTTAAAACTCATCGATAAAGGCAATCAAAACGGAATACCTAATACAGCGGGAACTTTAGAAATAAACGACGTAGTACGTGGTTTTTTTGATGCTAATACTTACTGGAACGCAGCTTACTATTTAGGAGGTAATCCTGCTTTAATAAGTAGTTGGCAGCCGGTTGGGGCATCTATCATTACGCCTGTAGTTCCAAACATACCAAATCCTAATCCTCCACCAACTCCACCCGCGCCAGGAACACCTGATTTTTTAGCAGTAGATTTTTTAATTAATGATTTCAAAATATAAAGATTATGAATTACATACAGGAAATACTAGATATTGAAACTGAAGTGGCAACAAAACTAGATAGTGGTCAGGCTATCCCGGCAGTTGATTTAAGATTTTGTTTTAATAAGCTGACTCTTTTTCTTAAAAAAACAAGCCCGTTAGCTTCGGGAACTTTTCCTATTGGTGATGTTAGTGGTTCTGATGAAATTAGAACAGTTATTTTACCTTATGATGTAGGTACTTCGAATTATCGTGTCGAAGGATCATTAGTTTCAAAAGGGGCCAATTACAATAATGACAATGATGCTTTTGAAACTATAAAAGACAAGACAGGGACATCGTTTAAATTATGCCTGAGAGAAGTTTCGTCTAATGCACAGGATTTAGATTTTGAATGGGCTATTTACCCTAAAAACTAGCAGAAATGGCTAATTTAATAACCACTATTTTTGAAAAATTAAAAATTACTGCTCCGTCTCGAAATGAGAAAGTGGACTACTTTTTAATGCTGGATAAAGACGATGAAGTTTGTGCGGTACCACTTCCTTCCATATTAGCCAAAGTCAATAATAGAATTGATGGCATTGTGTATCCGGATGGGTTTACAAAAACAGGAATTATCCAGCGTGTGGGTAACGAAATAACTATTGCTGCCAATGAATTTAAATGGCGCATCCAACTCAATCCCTACGCTAATGTAGGTGCGTTCAATACTACCATTGCAGCAACTACTACACCTGATTTAAATAGAATCGATTCGCTAGCGGCTTCTTCCGAAAACACAATAGTATTGTTTTCTGGTGAAGAAGTAGACGAAACCAGTGTGGCCATTCCTCCAGTTATGCCTACAGGATATTTGCGCTTGACTGATATTTATGTTTTAGGAACTGATATAACCGAAACTACGGAGCCTATAGTTACAGAAATTTATACACTAGCCGAAAAAGAAAAGTTAGGTATTCTTGATTCTACTTCCGACATCGACAAACCAGTTTCAACCTTACAAGCTGCCGCCGATGCAGATGTTTTGCAAGATGCTAAAGATTATGCTGATACTGGATTAGCGTTAAAACTGGATACAGCGGATTACAACGATAGATACAAAGGTAAATACACTTCTTTTGGAGCTTTAACAACTGCGCATCCAACGGCTAATTCAGGGGATTATGCGCAAGTAGATGCCGGCTCAGGTTCTGATGTTGTGAATTATAATTATGACGTAGAAGAAGGATGGATTGAAGGCGGTTCAGGGAGTGGAGCAACTGATACCGATGCTTTGCCAGAAGGTAGTTCTAATCTTTATTTTACTGCGGCTCGGGTTTTAGCTACTGTATTGACAGGGATTTCATTTGTTACTGGTGGAGCAATTGTTTCTACCGATTCTGTTTTGGTAGCTTTTGGAAAAATTCAAAAACAGTTAACTGATGGTTTTACAACCGCTAATATAAAATCAATTTTAGGAATTACCGTTTTATCAGGTGATAATACAGGTGACCAAGATTTAAGCAACTTAGTTGTTAAAAACACAGCAATTACAGGAGCAACAAAAACAAAAGTAACTTACGATTCTAAAGGATTAGTTACCGCTGGAGCTGATGCTACTACTGCCGATGTTGCTGATTCTGCAAATAAAAGATATGTTTCTGATGCTCAACAAACAGTATTAGGAAATACCAGCGGTACAAACACAGGCGATGAAACCACCACTACATTAGGTGCGTTAATAGGTGGTGCAGCCGATGCCACGCCAAACGATTCTGATTATGTTGCGACTGCTTTAACAAGTGGAGGAGTTTTAAAGAAAATTACCTGGACAAATGTGAAGGCGTTTTTGAAACTTTATTTTGATGGATTGTATGAAAATATCACTCCAAATGTGCAATCAGTTTCTAGTAGTGCAACTGTAACACCTGTTTCAACAAACGACGAAGTAATTATAACTGCTCAGGCAGCCAATTTAACATTGGGAAATCCAACAGGAACTTTTGCAGAAGGACAAGCTTTAATTGTTAGAATAAAAGACAACGGAACTTCTCGAACAATAACATTTGGTTCTAACTATAGAGCAATAGGTGTTACGTTGCCAACGGCTACTACTGTAAGTAAAACCATGTACTTAGCGATTATATATAACAACACCGATTCTAAATGGGATGTTGTAGGAACTAGATTGGAAGCTTAATTATGTTGAGATATAACAAAATAATAGGAATGATGTATGATGGACAATTGCCGTTTGTTTCGTCATGGAACACTGCCAATACTTCAACTGGTTCAAGCACATCCACTCAGATTAAGTTGCCTTTGATTTCATCAGGCACTTACAATTTTGTTGTTAATTGGGGCGATGGAAATTCAGACACTATAACTGCCTATAATGCAGCTGCCGTAACACATACTTATTCCTCTTCCGGAACTTATACTATTATAGCTACTGGTACTTGTACAGGATGGCAATTTAACAATACTGGAGATAGATTAAAAATATTATCCATTAGTTCTTGGGGAACTAATTTTAAATTAGGAACTACACAAGGGGGTTACTTCTATGGATGTTCTAATTTAAATTTATCGTCAGTTAGCGACACCTTGAATTTAACTGGAACTACTGATTTATTAAGAACTTTTAGAGGCTGCACCTCAATTACATCTGTAAATAAATTCACAGATTGGAACACTGGTCTTATAATAAACTTTAGAGAGATGTTTTTGGGATGCACAAACTTTAATCAAAATGTAGGTGCCTTAAATGTATCCGGTGCTGGTAACATAGATTCATTTTTTATGAATTGTACCGCGTTTAATAATGGAGGGAGTAGTAGTATAAATAATTGGAATGTATCTAATGTAGGTTCTTTTGGTTCATCTGGTCAGGGCACTTTTGCAGGGTGTACAAGTTTCAATCAACCATTAGGAAATTGGAACGTTAGTGGAGCAAGTGTTTTTCTTAATATGTTTTCTGGGGCAACTATTTTTAATCAAGATATAGGAGGTTGGAACGTTGTTAATGGCACTAATTTTAATGGTATGTTCCAAGGTGCTACAGCTTTTAATAATGGTGGAAGCTCAAGTATTAACAATTGGAATACTAGTAATGCAACTAGCATGTCTAGTATGTTCCAAAGTGCATCAGCTTTCAATCAAAACATAGGATCTTGGAATGTATCTGCTGTAACTTCATTTTTATCCATGTTTCAAAGTGCTACTGTATTTAATAATGGATCAAGCAATACTATAAATAACTGGTCTATTAAAACTACTGGCACAATTACTATGAGAAATATGTTCCAAAGTGCTTCTTCGTTTAACCAACCAATTTATTCTTGGAACACAGTTGCAGTTACTACAATGGCATCAATGTTTAATTCTGCTACACAATTTAATAATGGTTATGCTAATGGAGTAGCTGGAACAATGGCTTGGAATATGGCTGCTATTACTACAGCAAATAGTATGTTTTCAAGTGCAACTAATTTTAACCAAGATTTAGGAAGTTTAGTTTTGACTAGCTGTACTAATTTGGCTAGTATGTTTCAAAGTGCTTCTAAATTTAATAATGGTGGAAGCACTAACGTAGACACTTGGACTTTAAATACAACTACTTCTATTACTTTGGCTAGTATGTTTCAAAGTGCTGTTTTATTTAATCAACCTTTAAACTCATGGAATATATCTAAAGCGACTTCAACCGCTTCAATGTTTCAAAGCGCAAATGCTTTCAATCAGAATATTAGTAGTTGGAATGTAGCAGCTTGTACTAATATGTCCGCAATGTTTCAAAGTGCTTCGGCTTTTAACAATGGATTAGCTAATGGAGTTGCAGGGAATATGGTTTGGAGTGTTGGAACTAATATGACAACTATCTATTCAATGTTTAACGGTGCGACCGCTTTCAATCAAAATTTAGGTGTGTGGAATTTATCAAATTGTAGTACGTTGATAAATCTTTTTGGAGCAGCAACTAAATATAATAATGGTGGTGGTTCCGGTATAAATTCATGGACTTTAAAAACAACAGGCACATTAGATTTAAGTAGCGTATTTGCTGGAACTGCATTTAACCAAGACATAAGTTCTTGGAATACTATTGCTGTTACAAATATGAGTGGAATGTTTAACGGAACAGTTGCTTTCAATCAAAATATTGGTTCATGGAATGTATCTGCTGTTACAAATTTTACAAATTTCATGAATGGAAAAGCTGCTGCTAATTATTCGTCTACAAACCTTGATGCAATTTATAACGGATGGACAAACAGAATTGCTATCGCTGCTTTGACAACAACATTTGCAACTATTAAATATACTGCTGCTGCAACAGAAGGACGTGCTCTATTAACTCGTACTAATTCAACTAAATCAATTACCAATGCTGTAAATAATGGTAGTGGATTAATTCGTATATCTGCTACTGCTCACGGATTATCAACAGGAAACAAATGTTTTATTTCAGGAGTTGTAGGAACAACCGAAGCGAATGGTTCTTGGATAGTTACAGTTGTAGATGCTAATACAATTGATTTGAATAGTAGCACATTTACCAATACTTATTCAAGTGCGGGAACTTTAATAACTGGTTACGGATGGACTGTAACTGATGGAGGAATATAATAAACTAAAAGCAACTGCCTGTTAGGAGGCTGGCTGGAGAGAGCGAGGTTGCTTTTATAATAACAAAAACCCAAATTAACCATGAAAGAATTACTAGACATAGCACTGCCGAAATTTACATTATTAGCTATAATGATAAAAAATCCAGTTTCCTTAGTGATTGTAATGCCAGCTACTATTGCGGTTTCTAAGGTGATAAGTTACGAATCTGTTTGGTATTTATTAGTATGGTTTTTCGTGTCTGATTTGGTAACTGGATTATTGGCTTCTTATTACCAATGGAAAGAAAGTGATCATAAAGACCGTTGGTTTTTTGGAAAAGGTGAAGGGTTTACTTCTGATAAAGCAAAAAAAATGGGTGTGAAGTTAGCCGTTTATCTTTTGGTACCTCAGTTGTTAATTAATCTTCAAACAACATTATTACTTAAAAATTTTAAATACTCTAGAATTTCGGATGCCGAATTTGAATTAGCGACATGTGTAGTATTGTTTTTTTGCCTGATTGAAGGTTTTTCGATATTTCACGAAAACCTTCCAAAATGCGGGTTTGACCTTTGGAAATCGGTTAAAAAAATGATTGGCGTGTACAAAGAAATTAAAAATGAATTTAAAGATGAATAATATGAAACTAACAGAAAATTTTAATAGTAAAGAATTTGATTGCAAGGATGGTGCTCCTGTTCCTGCAATGTTTATGAGTAACTGCAAACAAGTTGCAGAAAACCTGCAGATTCTTAGAAATCACTTAGGTGTTCCGGTAACGGTGACAGGTTCAGGCTACCGAACTCCTGCTCATAATAAAAAAGTTGGAGGCGCAAAATTCAGCCAGCACTTAACAGCTTCAGCGGCCGATATAAACGCGAAAGGACACACACCAAAACAACTTGCGGCAGTAATTGAAGAATTAATCGCTGAAGGCAAAATGAAACAAGGTGGAATTGGCATTTATCCAAATTTTGTTCATTACGATATTCGGGGAACAAAAGCAAGATGGTAAAAAATCCTAAGGGCCAGAAAAAGACCAGAATTTCACGCCCTTTTTTGGCCCTTTCAAAAATAACCACAGAGGGACAATAATGTTCCTCTCTAAAAACAAAACCTATGCAAATCAATCTCAACACCATTTTCAAGTTACTGGCGACGTTGCTTATCATTTCAATGATCGTGCTGTTTTCTTCCTGTGATATTCAAAAAACCGCTTCCAAAACTAAAACCGATTTTTCGTATAAAGACAATTTCGAAAACTACAGCTTTCGTCCAGGTGATAGCGTTTCTTTTCGTCCGTCTGGGGTTGTTTATCGCGATACAACCATTTACCGCGTCACAAAAAACAATATGCGCCTCGAAACCGTCTATGATTCTAACGGAAACATTCGCGATATCAATTGTTATGCTGCACAAATAGAAGAATTAACCCGTCGTAATTCGGCACTCGAACAACTGGTAAAACAAAAATATTCTACTAAAACCGAAAACTTCAACCCTACATTTATACTCTATATAGTGGGTGGTGTGGTTGTGATTTTTCTGTTTGGGTTGCTGTTAATCTTTTTTTATGTAAAAAGCCAAACCGCCACCACTAACGCTTTACTTCAAAACGTCATAAAATAATGGAACAAAAACTACGATCCTTAAAACTAAAAAAAGCCCGATTATTTTCTAACATCGAAATGCTTTCTGAAATCAATGATTCCACTTTTTTGGAATTTGGTAAGCTTGAAGCTGATATCATGAAACTCGAAAAACAAATCCTTCGGGAAACTAAAAATTCGTTCGATGAGAATTAATATCAATGTTGCTCAAAAATGGAACGATTTAACTGAGTTCCAAGTCAATGCCATTGGAAAATTCATGTTCAATGCCAGGAATGAGCAGGTAGAAACTAAATTTTTCAAGAGGGTAATTCTGTCGGTGCTGCTGGTGCCAAAGTTTACTTTCCGGAATATCATAAAATCAGTGATTGTGTTGTCTAATGTGCCTTTTTCGGAACTGGAGCAATACACCGCTTTTGTCTTTGACGAAAAAGAATTGCTGACTCGGTTTCCTGCCAAAATAAAAATTGGTCGATGGCCGTTCCGCAAAGTAGTTTATGGTCCTGCAATGCGTATGGCTAATTGCACCATCGAAGAGTTGTCTTATGCGGATACTTTTTATTATAAATGGACTATCGAAAAAAACACTGACGATTTGCATCGCCTCACGGCTATTTTGTACCGTCCAAAAGGCGAAAAGTCCAAAAAAGAAGATCTACGCGAACCCTTCTCTAATTTATTGTTAGAGTCAAATTCTCATATTACCGATAAAATTTCATTTCCGGTTAAATTTATGATTGCTCATGCTTATTCTGGTTGTCGTCAAAATTTTATTAATCGGAATCCAAACGTTTTTCCGCAAAAAAAGAAAGTAGAAGGAGAAGAGGATAAAACTCCGGCAAAACCAAAACCCTACTACCCTTTCTCTAAAATTATAGATGCCTTTGCTATGGACGAAGTTCAAATTTTCGGCAATCATCAGCAGGTCGAAAAAGTTTTGGCTTCAAAATTCCTTTCTATTTATGACGAAAGCATTGTGAGACAAAGAGAAAAAGAACGTAAAAACAAATAATTATGGAGTATGTATTTTGGATTTTAGGCATTTTGTGGTTTTCGGCTTTATTCAGTGGTTTAGGTTCTCGTTCGGGAATACCTCATTATAAATACCCGCCACCTCCGCCGCCAAAAAGGAAAAAGAAACATAAAATAAAATAATCATGGCCAGACTATTATCATTCAAAAAAGTAAACGAATTTTTCGGGGATTTAGCCACTAAACATGTCGATATTAAAGATTATTGCAGTACATCAGCACAGGAACTGGCTGATAGAATAAGCTCAGTAGACGGCGTACAAAGCCCTATTTTGGTTTTTTACGATTACTTTTCAAAACTTTCCGGTAATGAACAGCGCACGTTCAATAACCGATCTGTTGCTTTTTCTATTTTGGTGACAGGTGTAAAAGCCGATGATTTCCCTGGACAACGGGATGCTAAAGAAAAAGCCGAGGAAATAGGCCTCGAAGTATTGTCCAGGATAAACGTTTGGAGCAAAATGCCTGAAAGCGGTTGGCTCTATAAAAATTTTGATAAAGAAACCGTGACTTATGACGAAGTCGATGCTGAAGGTTCTGACGGTTATTATGGCATGGACTTTCATTTTGAATTAAAAACACTCGAACCTCTTGTGGTTGATCCTGTAAAATGGAGTGATGGAAATATCTTTTGCACTTAATTGAGGGATGCCGTAAAAGTGTAAAATATTTTTTATTTTATTCATTGATCAATTAAACACGAAACTTATGAATGAAGAGTTACTTAAAGTTATCAGCCCCCTGATACACTGTGAATGTTCTATTTCCGAACTCCGAATGGCGTTGCACAAAATGTTTGCTTTGGCCGTGGCCAATGCTCCGGAAAATGAAACCGACAATTTTACCGCTAGAGAACTCATGCCGGCTTATTTGGCCTTGTGTGGTGTTCTTGAAAATGTGCCCGAAACGCACTAAATTTTAATTGAATTTCCAAAAACAAAATCCTATAAAAATACCACAGCCTACATTCGTGTAGGTTTTTTTATATATTTACAGTTCACTAAATGGAAATTAATATGAGAAAAATTATTTTAGTATTGCTTTTTATCTCAGGTTTTGCAAATGCTCAGGATAAAATAACCGAATACAAGGCTTCAAACAATATCACTTACAAAGTAGGAGATGCTATCCAACTAGGCAGGGGTTCTGGCGGACAGGGGACTTTTGTTTATTTAAAAATTGCAGGTTGGATGGCTGGTGGTACAACTCAAATAGGCTCAGCTTATAGCGGTTTAAACGTTGTGATTAAAAAAATCAAGAAAGCAACTTTTAAAGGTGCTGAAAAAGTATATTTCACTGTAGGTGGTGGGAATATCACAAACTACTCCTTAGAAATCGAAGAGGCGATTGCTACCTGTGAGGTCAAAGATTGTCAACAAACTCAAGGAGCGGTTATTACACAATCGGATAAGTTCGACAAACTAAAAAAATTGAAAGAACTTTTAGCAGATGGTACTTTAACACAGGAAGAATATGATGTAGAGAAAAAGAAATTACTTAATGAAAACAATTAATTTATGTTAGGTATAATTTTAATTTTACTTGTAGGTTACGGCATTTATTACTTCTTTTTCAGAAATAATTCAATAATAAGTAAAGACTCCGTGTTTTATTCAGAAATAAAGACTGTTAAAATAGATTCACAGCCTGTATATAATAATAGCTTACGAGTTTTTCTTTCTGGTGTACATGTTGCTTCTCGTAAAAATTATATTTTAAAAAACGGATGGGATACAATGCCTGTTGAATTGAGTTCTGATCCTGGTAATAAACATGATAAATATGCTATTTCGGTTAAGCATGAAGGTAAATTAATAGGTTATATTCCTTCAGATAAAACCTATTTGGTTCATCCTATATTAGAAAAACCACATGAGGCTCGGTTTGATTCTATGGAGGAAGAAGATAGTTATACTAATCCTGGTTCAATCCATCTAACCGTTTATTTAATGATTGAATATAATGATTAATAAAAAACCACTCAATATGAGTGGTTTTTTTTATGGTTGAAAATTTTACATAAATTAATGTATATTTGCCCTGACCAATCATTTTAAAACACGAGGAATGCTCCCAGTTAAGATTCTTAACACGGGAGCATTCAGGATTCGGGTTGCGGGAAAAAAAACCGTCCGAGTTTCATTCCTCGTGATGATTGGTCAACCGTAAAGAGTGTTCCCCTGTTCTGGATTTTAAATCAACAAACTATGGGTCTTATTTTATTTCCTAAAGACGAAGTCAAACAGCTTATTACTCAAATGTATGAGCCGGCTAATATGCTCAATAAGGAGTTTCGTTTCACAACTATGGAATTGACTTTAAAACTCATGAACATTCTTCCCCGGATAGACGATAATGATGTTTATGAAGCTCTTGTCGAATTAGGTTTTAAGCCTGAAGAAGAAGCTACCTTAGAATATTACTGGTACTTTAAACGAAAAACTGATATATAAATTACTTCAACCATCAGCCGCGGCTGATGGTTTTTTTATGTCCTTTTCCTACTGTCTTAATTCCCCGAATTTGCATCAAAATTCAGGGAAATGGATAAAGTAGATATTGAATCATTAGAACGCAAAGCGGGCAATACTGCCAGAACCGAACTTAAAACATCGGTGCTTAGCCAAATCAAACGAACTTTTCACAAACGTAGTGGCGATTTAGAAAAATCTAACGTTAATGCACGTTACAAAGCCGGGCTTTTAGATCGTTTAGTGCTTAACATGCCACGCTATTCTTTCCAGTCGCACTTTGGTTCTGCTAAGACTGGTACTCAAAAAGCATCACAGCGTCAGGGAGGTGCTGTAAAATCATTTCAACGCCATCTCAAAGGGAAAACCGTCGAAGTAGCCGCACATCAAAGAGCCGGCGGAACGGTACAGGCATTCAACAAAAACCGAAGCTACAAAGCCTACAATCATATCGCCCGGGCATTACAACAAACCAAGGCCTTAGACAACCTCGCTACGTCTTTAGGTAATAACAGAGCAGTTCAAATCACTTCACAAATAGATTTCTAATGGCTGGAGAAAACATAAACAGACGGTTAAATATCTACATCAACGGTAAGGAAGTTGAGAACTCACTTACTGGAGTAACCAGTGCTATAAATAAAACTCGAAATGAATTAGGCCGTCTTAAAAAAGATCAGGCCGATTATGATTCGGAGGTGAAGCGCTTGACTGATAGAATGGCGCAATTAAGAGACAGTCAGGCTGAGTTTAGGGAAGAATTGCAGCTCAATAATAAAGAACTTGGTGCTGCTCGGGAGAACTTCGCTAATTTATTAGGAGGTTTAGTCTCGGGCGATTTAAAGGCAATTCAAACAGGAATGTTAGCCATTCGGGGTTCTATCGTTGCTACCACTCAGGCGGCTTGGGCTTTTGTAGCTACTCCGGTAGGGGCATTTATAGCTGTTTTTGCAGGACTGGGACTGGCGGCTAAACAAGTGGCCGATTTTAATGAAGAAATTAAAGAATCAAATGCTTTATTGGACAATCTAGGGGTAGATACTAAGTTACGTCCGGCTATTCAGGCAATTGCCGATACTTATAAGGTAGGGTTTGAATCAATTGCCAATGCGGTTGATAATATGGTCGATTTAGGTTTGGTAAAAGATGAGTTTGAAGCCTTAGAACAAATTAAAGAAGGTTTGGTCAAAGCTCCGGATAAAAATGCGTTTTTGTCTATGTTGGATGCTAATGGAGTGGCTGCTAAAAATCTGGGCTTGCAATTAAAAGATGTTATTTCTTTAAATGAAAGTTTTGAGGCTACCGGTGCTAATGCCGATGCTGTTTTTGGTGCTTTGCAAAAATCGAGCTCTACCCTTATTCTGCAATCGCCTAAATTAAAAAAAGCACTCGAAAACTCCTTTGGTTCTGCTTTTACGTCTGAGTTACTTTCACAAGTAAAAACGGGAGAAATCACCTATTATGAGGCTCTCGACCGTATCCATAAAAAAGGAGAAGAAATAGGTCTTTCTAACCAAAAACAGGCGCAGTTAGCGCGTGAATTATTCGGAAAATCGGCTATTGCTGCAGGTGGCTACGAAATGATTTTGGGTAATGTTTCGGCAGCCCAAAAGAAGCAAACACAGGCTTTGACCGAAACACAAAAACAAGCTAAAAAACTGGCTGAATCTAATATTGAAGTAGCCAAAGCACAGGATGAAGCTTTGAGGTTAGACGGTTACAATCGCTGGAAAAACAATGCGCTGTTAGCTATCAACTGGGTCAAAACGGCATGGTACAGTTTTATTTCAGGTTTAGTAAACAATGAGGATGATATTAAAGCCAAAGTAAAAAAAGAAGCCGATGCCAATCTTTTGAAAGACAAAGAAAATATGTTTAACGATTATATGAATCGTCGAAAAAAACGTTTGGGTGACGATTTTAATTGGGAAAAAGAACGCGCTGAACATCTGGCCGATGTGGTAGCTACCATGAAAAGTAATAAACAGCTATCGGCACCTGAAAAGAAAGCTTATTACACCGAAATTGAAGTCATAAAAAGAGCTAAAAAACCTGTTGTAAAACAATCCGTTGACGGTCCTTCTGAAGAAGATACTAAAGACGCTGATAAGGCGGCCAAAAAAAGAGAAAAAGAGCTTTCGGATGCTAAAAAACATTCGGAAGATTTACTAAAAGAAGAAAATGATCTTCAAAATGCTTTAAATGAATCCAGGGCTAAGGCTAACGAATTGAAATTTGGGTTAATTAAGGATGAATACACTCGTGAAAAAGCCCTGATTAATGCCGAATACGATAAAAAAATTGAGGATTTAGAACTCAATATCAAGAAAGAACAGCAGGCAATTGACAAGTTGAAAACGGGAATTGCTTCGCCTAAAACGTCTGATGAAGATCTTAAGTCTTTCAAAAAACAGTTAAAAGAGCGTCAGCAAATTCAGGAGAATTACAACCAGACGATGCTTCTTACGGATCAAACCCGTGATTTGAAATTGGGCGCGCTTCACGAAAAATTTCTGCAAAAAGAAATTCAAAAAAAGCAGGATGCCAATGCGCGTGAGTTGCAAAATTTACAAACTAAGCATGCTAATGAGCTTACAGCTGTAAAAACCCTGCAAGATGCTAAAGCTATTCTTTACGGTACTTTATCATCTGAAGAATTAAAAGAAATTCATTCGCTCGAAGAGGCTAAGAAAAAAGTAAAACAGCAATTCCAAAACGAGGAATTGACCTTACAGCAAAAGCATCTTACTGAGATGATCGCTCAAATGAAAACCAAACTGGGAGAAGTGGACCAGTTTGGTATTCCGTTAATTAGTACTGAAGAAAGAGAAACTATTCTTAAATTTTTAGATGATGCAGCCTCAAAACTGGCTAATCTTGGAGGTCAAAAATCCGAGAATTCTCCAGATAAGGTTGATGCCTCAAAAGACATAAAATCATTATCAGGGTTAGATATTCTTGGCTTTACTCCTGAGCAATGGCAAAACACCTTTGATAGTTTAGATACTTTTTCCGAAAAGATAGCAGCTGTTGAAATGGTTATTGGTGCTGTTCAAAATGCTTTTGGCAGTTATTTTCAATTTCTGGAAGCGGGCGATAAAAGAACTTTGCAAAAATTTGAATCCAATACAAACAAGAAGAAAGCGGCTTTATCTGATCAGTTAGAAAAAGGTTTTATCACTCAGGAAGTGTATAATGCTCGTACTGCTAAATTAGACCAGGATTTGGCTAAGAAAAAAGCTGAGATTGAATACAAGCAAGCTAAGCGTGAAAAGCTGATGAATATTACGGGTATTATTGCCAATACAGCAGTGGGAGTTTCTAAAGCATTAGCTCAGGGGGGGATGCTTTTTGGAGTTCCTTTTGCTGGTATTGTTGCTGCTTTGGGTGGTGTTCAATTGGCTTTAGCTTTGGCTCAGCCATTACCGGATAAAAATGGTTTTCAAAAAGGTGGTTATACAGGTGATGGAAATCCGAGTTCTGTATCAACTGCATTAGGGAATAAAAATTATACCTATCATAAATCAGAATATGTTGTTCCTAGTGATGTCTTATTTTCTAATGATCCTGTAGTTCCTAATATTGTTGGGTATCTGGAAAATAAAAGACAAGGAAAAACCAATTCTTCTAATCAGGAAGAAGGTACCACATCTTCAGCTCAACAAACAACATCGGTTGCTTCTCAGGATTCTCCTGCAATGTTGAGTTTTATGGCTCGAATATTCCAAATTTTTGACAAACTGGAAAAAGACGGGTTTGTTGGTTTTATAGAAAACGACATCAAAACCGCCCGAAAAATGAGAGACAAAATCAAAGAATTAGAAAAACTAGAAAAAAACGCTAAAGCTTAACCTTATGGCCAACTCATATATTACAATAGAATTTACAGCTATTCCGGTAGACCTTGAATATTTAGGAGTAGACGAAACTCTTAGTGGTTTTGCCTTGAACGAGGTTTTTAAAACGCTAAGAACTGGAGCTGTCGAGGCCGAAATTCCTGCTAATTTAGCAACTGATTTTATATCTCAAAATTATGCTTTTGCTATCGATCAAGATTATAACGCATTATCTCAGTTCACAATTGTCAATGTAAATGGTACTCCCGGAACTGGACTTGGTGCCGTTACCATCACGGCTAATTATCCTAACGCGGTTTTTTCTGTTCCTAATCTTCCTGCATTTGCTACCGTTACAATCAATAATATTGTAGTACCTCCGCCTAATGGTGTTTATCCTGCTGCGCTAACGTTTAATGTAGATGCACAGGTACCAGGCGCTTCTTCTAAAATACTTAGCATTGTAACCGGATCCGATTCCTGGACTATTGCTAACACATTACCTTCTTGGCTACAAGCTTCTGCCATGATTGGTAGTTCTACCACCGATGTGATTATTTCGCCTATAAATTATGGTGACATGTTTACAGGTACTTATTACTATAATTTAGTAATTACCATAGGGACTGATGTTTTTACCATTTTAGTGACTTTTAATGTAGTTTCAAACATTACAACGCCGTTCAAAGAAGGGAATATTTATTTTACTGAAGCTGAAGATTATATTCAGTTTGAAATGGATACGGCTAATACCTATATTCAGATGGATATTGCTATCACGGCTTATAATTACACTACTAATGCGCCTGTGGTGTACAATAGAAGTTATTCATTGCCTTTGTTTAAAGGAAAAACCGAATTTCATGTGGGGACGATTGTTCATGACCTCTTTGATTCAATTAAAGAATTGGCTCAAATTGTGAATTCTTTTACCTCAAATTATTTTGTAAATCAATATCGTCCTGCTCAGGTGGCTATTAGTTTCGAAGAGAAAGCGTATGGTGCTTATACAGGTATTTTATCTTCAGGTAGTTTTCCTGTTTTTAAAATGGCACGCGGAAGCCAGCCTTTTACCACCGAAAACCAATTGTGTTTGCTTACCGTTGCCCAACAGGAAGTAATTAGGATTACTCCGGGATCTCCTATTGCCACTTCTTTTGTGTTTTTTGGAACTCCAAGGATTATAGTGATGAAAAACAACAAAAAAATAGATGATTTCGAAATCCCTGAAGTGGCAGGAAATCATATTTATTCTTATTTCCGCTTTGTCGACGATTTAAAGCCGGGTGATAGCATTGAATTGATTGTGGTGAATGATCTGGAAACAAGAAGTCAACGTTTTTTGGTAATGCCTATTGGCTTGGAACGCACGTTTTTCTTTTTCGAAAACAACAACCAAATGTTGGAACCTTTTGAATTCACTGGTCGAAGAAGAATTGGTTCCAATATCTCATCGACTAAAAAAACAGTCGTTAACAAGTTAAAAACCTACGATACTAAGGCGTTTGCTAACAACTTGCAGTCTATGATTGTCGATAGTGGCCAGTTAACAAAAACCGAACATCGCATCCTTACCGCTTTGTGTTTGAGTACTAATGTGTGGTGTTCTTTAGATACTCCGGAAGGCCCTTATTTTAAAGTAGATGCAATCACTAACAAAGTACAGAATGAGGATACTTCTTCTTCAGACGAATCAATGCCTATTGAATTTAATATTTTAGAAAAAGCCAATGCTAACATTTATCCACGATAATTTCAAGCTAGATATTACGCACTTTAAAGTGACGTTGACCGAGATTAACCAATGGTTTAAAGATGATTTTTCGACCGAATCCTCTTTGCCTTTTGATATCATTTTAGATGAAGAAATGGTCAAACACACCAATTTCTCCACGCATTATAACGCCAATTTGAATCAGACTATTTACGAAGGGTATTTGGATAAAGATGGTATTCTGGTTTCGGCTGTCTTGAAGTTTCAGGAAATAAAAGGAAAAATCATTTCGGCCGTGCTCAATCTCGGTCAGGATAATTTTCCTAGTTTCGATAAAAAACTTTCTGAACTTCCCCTGGAACAAAAAACAGTTTCCAGTCTTGTCGATAATGCTAATTCAGTATTACGAAAAGGGTATCCTGATACTAATTATAATTTTGGAATGGTGCATACCGATAAGTATGATGCCACTACGGATGATTGGCGGGGATTTGAGGGAACAATCAATAAGCATGACGGACTGACTTTTATTGAAAACCAATTGGATTTAGGCACTAATATCGATTTAATAAAAAACATCATCCAGCCCTTACCCCATTTAATGCATGTTGTTAAATCAGGGATTGAAGCTGCTGGTTATACGTTAGAAGGTGATATTATGACCGATCCTGATTTGAATAAAGCACTTATTTTCAGGGATGGCAATTACTATAACCGTTTGTCTGAAGAAGAATTGCCTATCAGCTACAAGAATAATGAATATGATGCATTGGCTTATCAGCACAACAGTTTTCAATATGTTACTTTTAGCAAATTGGTAACTATTGAAAAAAAGGGAGATTATATTTTATTAGGTTCACTGCATACGCTTGTTTATTCAGCTCGAAAAAATCCGGCATGGAGTCATAATCGTTACCAATGTTCAAAATATAGTATTAAGATTGAGAAAATATCCGGAGGAATCACTACTGTTTTAGCAACTACCGATTCTTCAATATTTGTAGGCAGCGGTACTACTAATCTATGGGCGGAGGTCAATGATTTTTCGTATGACATTCCTGTTTCTTTCGAAGTAGGTGATATTTTAAAAATTACTAAAACCGAACCTAAAAGAGATTATTTCCCGTCCATAACGCCTGATTATCCCGAAGCAATTTCGTTAAAATTAATCCCAATACGTTACAGGAATCCTGATGGTTCTCCCATTTTGTCGGTGCAGAATCTTAAAGAAATAGATTTGACGCGATGCGTTCCTGACATGACTTTCAGGGAGTTAATAACGATTATTAAAAACTGGAAAAATTACAGTTTTGATTCTGTAGGCAATGTGATCCAGATGAATCGTGTTGCAAAACAATTAAGCCGTTCAGATGCTGTGGATTTGTCTGAATTTGATATAGATGAACCGTTACGTATTATTCACGAAGATCGTGTATTTGAGTTGACTTTTACTGATGGAAAAAGCAACGAGAAGTATAAATATGATTCGATGTTAATCTCTAAATCGGGTACGGTTGTAAATAATTATACAGTAAAAGATTCGGATAGTTCTATAAAAATTGATGCTTTGCCTTTGCCTGTAACCACTAAAACAGGAATTACAACCGCTTATTCATTTGAAGAAGCCAGTTCAAAGCTTCGTTTGGTTTTTATGCTTCCCGTTCCTGAAGGAGGGATTCCCAATACTTTTTGGAATGAGAATATGGCTATTCCGGCTATTCATGAAGCGGAGTATAAAGATTGGTTGAATTTCAGGATTAAGTCCGTTGGTTGGAATTGGGATTTTATCATTCCCGTTGAAAAAATGCGGGAAATCACGGTTAGAACTCTTGTTTATGCTTATAAAAATTATCACATTTTTACCGATATAGAAAAAGAACGTTTGAATCGTTTAAATCTGCGAGTTACTGCCAAAACAGAAAGTTTGTTGTAAAAGAAAACCGCTTTATTAAGCGGTTTTAGTCATTATTAGATTATCTAGTCTAAAAATTTGATCATCCATGACGCTTTGTGCAATATGGACATAAACCATAGTTTCTCTCATATCACTATGTCCTAATAATTTTTGTAGAACTTCAGCCTGACCACCACATAAAATAAAATTAGTAGCAAATGAATGACGAGCAACATGAAATGTAACGTGCTTTGTGATGCCACAAGTTTTCATTATGTTTTTCAACTCTTCATTAATATGCTTTTCGGAATATTGTCTTAGAAAAAGCTTATCTGTACCAATATAAGACAATGCTGAAGCATTAAGTTGGATCCGTTGGAATTTCCCCGTTTTTTTTGATGTAAAAGCTAAAACATCATTTATTATATTATTAATTGTTATTGCTTGGCTATCTGAGATTCGTAATCCTGTGAAACAGGAAAAAAGAAACTGGCCAAGTATTCCTTTTAAATTTTCATTAATAAAACTTGATTCATAATATTCGTCTAATTTTGTTATTTCTCTTCCATCTAGAAAAGTTCGTTTACTTACAGGCCTTGGAGTTTTTATAAGTTTATAATTCATAGGTGTTTTAATTCCTTTATCATTCGCGATGCGTAAATACTTTTTAAAATTCTTTTTTAAAGTGAAAATTGTGTGTCCGCTATTTTTCTCAACTTTTTGAAAATGGCCAATCATTTTATCAAAAAAAACAGCATCTATTTCATAAAAAAATAAATGATTGGTATACTTTTTTACTTTTCGAAGTGTACTCGTCTGTTGATCATAAGTTGATCCGTCTAATATTAGTTTTTGATGCTCCAATTCAATTTCCCAAAATTTTAAAAAATCAATTCTGGAGGTAGGATTGCAATATTCATATATTAATTTTTCCATAGTTAAGACTTCATTAGAAAGTCTATAATTTACTTCTATAGTATTAATATCGGCGAGTGCTTTTTCTATTATCAAATTATGATCCTTAGAATTTGGTGATTTTGGTTTTATACGCTGCTTTACCTTGTCAAAATCACATGGCTTTACAGATAACTTCATTGGTATTTTTTTTCTGATTTTATTCAAAAATATCTGCATATAAATTGCACAGGTACCGTCTGTGCGGATGTGATCTTCTTTGATTACAATTTTTGCTGTCAATTTACTATTATACTCCCCACTCATTTCTATTGGGTAGTTTAGTGGGACGTGAATACTGTTTTTTGGAGAAATATACAT